GGGTAGTAATAAAATACTCCAAGAAGATGTAGAAAAACAAGGTGAGGAAAAATTCACACGAGAAATTTTACATTTGTGTAAAACAAAAGGTGAATTATCTTATTGGGAAACATACGAAATATTCAATCGTCACGCTTTAAGAACTGATGAATACTATAATGATTGGGTTAGTTGTAAAGTAAGAAAGAACCACCTTGAGAAGAAGCCGGATTCTATTAGGTTTGCTCCTAAACTTAAACGCTCACAAAATACAAGACCTTATCATTGAATGGACTTAGATAAAGAAACAATACCTTTTTGGTATGATGTTGATGAATATACACCAAGGGTGATTATATATAAAAAACCACCTGAACCAATATATTTAATTGAGAAAGATGGTAGAATTTATATAAAGAATTTTTCAACGATTGTTGAGGAATTGGACCTGGAGCTACCTCAGCACCGGACATAAGCTATGTATAAAATATTGCTGCTCGGAATAGGTAATAATGAACGAAGATATCAAAAAAGATATAGAAAAAGAAATAAGAACTTGGCATCCAGTCATAAGAGACTATTGGTGGGTTAAATTTTCTAACTACAAAGGCAATATATTATTATTCGTTGGCTCTATTATTACAGGTGAAACAATGACCAGATATTTTACTGACGAAAATAATGCTGTTTATTTCATCAATTGGTTATTTCACCAAGACCCATCTCTTCCGCTCAATACAAAAGAACCAAAATTGCCTAAAACTCGCTTGACAAAAAAATCAAAATAATATATAATCCACGATGATAAAAAACGAAACTACATTTGTGTTTTGCATTAAGTGGTTATCAACAATTGGTGCCTGCGGTTGTGCATTTGCAAGTGCAATGGACTGGTATCCACTTAATGTGTGGTTAGGTTGCCTTGCAGGCATAGGTTGGGTTTATATTGGTTATCTATGGAAAGAATCGAGTATTATTATAATTAATGTAATGATGGCAGTTATTTACGGTGCAGGTATAATTAGGTCGTTTATATGATTTCTGATGATGAGGCTGAAAAAATAATTGAAGACATGGAATATCTATACGGCAAATTACCTAATCCAATCCACGAACCTAAGCGTTCATTATTTTACTTAAAAATGTATAATTATTACCTAAAACGAAAAGGTAAGGTATAAATATTGACAAAGACCAAAAGTCTAATTTAAATTATTTCTCAAAAGGAAAATAAAATGCCAGGTTATCAATCAAGCGGCACAGAAGCCTTACTGGAACTTGCCCAAACAAAACTCAACGAAGACAAAGCCAAAGAAGAGCTTGAACAGTTTTCTAAATCTAAAAAATCAGAAATGGAGAGAATGGTCGAAGCTTTTTCTGACTGCGGTTAATCATATGAAATTATATTTGCCTCTTTTATTACTCATTTGTGTTATTATTGGTATAGTTAAAGTTCAAGGTAGAACACGAATTGAGGAAAATAAAATTAGTGTTGAAAGTGAAGAGTGGCGCTCAACCATCACACCCATATATGATGAATGATGCTAACAATGTTATTAGTATATTAGATAGAATAAAGAATTCAAAATTTTACGAGGTTGATGTAAGTTTTGCACACCCGTATAAACTCCCAAAAAATATACCTTTTGAGGTATTAATTAATGATGGTGAAGCCAAATTTAAAGTTTTGGCAGCTAATGAAGACGAAGCACATATTAAAGTGTTTGAGTATTTAAACAGCATAGATGATGATCCTTATGACCAAACAACATAAAAGAATAAAACAAAGAATCGCCACACAATACGCATTGTTTCGTGGTGATTTGCCATATGGCCACAAAGTAGAAAAAGATAAAACAAAATACAATCGCAAGGTTAAACACAAGGAGAATTTAGATGTTGTTGAGTGATGATGCTAAAAAAAGAATTATTGGTGCCATGACAGAAATGAGTGGTAGTATGTTAAGAGTTGAAGCAGAAAAAGATTTACAGAAAACGATTATTAATGATTTATTTGAAGAATTAAAGATTCCTAAAAAAGTTCTAGGTAAAATGGCAAGAGTTTATCATAAACAAAACTTTGCAGAAGAAAAAGCTACACACCAAGAATTTGAAGAACTATATCATATCATAACCGGAACAAATGATTGAGTATTGGAATCAATATATTGAATTGGCTAAAGAACCTTTACCATCATCAATTGATTATCATTTGTGGTTTTGGTTTATAGTAGGTAACACATTACAATTTATTCCATTGATTAAATGGATAAACACAGATTGGCCTAACGAGACTGGTGAAGAATGGGTGACCAGATGTCGTAATTTTGATAAACAAGATAGTTGGTGGAAATTATGAACATTAAATACAAGAAAACAAAAAAATGTGCGGTCTGTGGTAAAAAAGACCAAAAAGAAAAATATATCACCCTAACAAAACAAAAAATAAAAGTGGGTGATAGATTGAAAATATTAGAAGAAGTTATTTTATGTGAAGAGTGTGCTACACTCGGAATGGGAGTATAATATGATTGATATGTTTGAAAACTCACAACAAGAAGGTCAAATTTATGATTACATTGATGACCTAGGATTTTATGCAAGTAATCCAGAAGAAGGATGGGCTCATAAAAAGAAAATGTATGAGATTATTTGGGAACTACAATCTCAAATGAAAACTCTTCCTACATTTGCAGAAGAAAAACAGTGGGTCAAAGATAGAAAAGAAACACTAGGTATCAAATGACCTTTGATATCAAATGGATTTCAACCACTTTATTAATTGGTGGTGCAACAGCATTATCACTCAAGGTTCAAAACTTTGAGTATTGTTTTCCAATATTTGTATTAGCACATACGATATTGGCTTATGAATTTAGTATGAGGCATAAAAATCTGCCTCTGTTTATACAGAATTGTTATTTTATTGGACTTAATTCTATTGGCGCTTATGTCTGGCTTATAAAATGAGATATCGTTATATTCCAGAGCAACTTGAGGCAATAAATACAGATACAACTAAAATAAACGAATTCAAAGAAGATGGTGCGTTAAAACTTTTATTCAAATACGCTTTTGATCCTGAATATAAGTTTCTGTTACCTGAAGGTGACCCACCCTTTACACCCGATCCTAACGAGATTGGTGAGACACATGGTCTATTTAAACCAGAAATACGAAAGCTCTATGTCTATACAAAAGAGAACCCGAACATGGAGCCTTTCAAAAGAGAAATGCACTTTATAAGTTTGCTTTCCGATATTCATATTTCAGAAGCAAAAATTTTACTGGCAATAAAGGACCAAAACTTGGGAAAATTATATCCTAATATTACTCATCAATTAGTTAAGGAAGCGGGCCTCTTATGACCAATGTCATATCTATCCGAGATAAAATTAATGAGAAAATGAATCTACTTGAAAGATATGTAGAACTTAATCTACATCAAGTGGATCAATATCGTGTCCGAAAGTTGCTTGAAGAAATACATAAATATTATTCTCTACTAGAACCCGAAGACAGACAATATGTTGATATCATTGACGATATTGTTGGAAGGAATAATGACAAATGGTTTTAAAAGACTGTAAAGAACTTGTAATGTTATTAAACAGTTTGATTGTTGATTTAAGAACTCACATATACCAAGTTGATGATGTTGGAGTGAGACAAAAGTTACACCATATACTTAATTTTTACCGTGATAGGCTTGATAAGCTTGAAATAAAAGAAGATGATTGATAAATTTATTGATTTTATGATGCTCCTGTGTATTATAACACTAGCCTTTTTTATACTTCCCATTTATATTTCAGTGTATATTATTTGGAGAATATTGCATTTTATACTTAATTTGTTTTATAAATAGAGTATAAATCATACATTTCACAGGACTGAATAAATGGCAATTCAACGAATTACTTCCGGTATACTTGAAGATGATATAACCATAACAGGAACACTAACGGGTAATGTAACCGGAAACTTGACTGGTGATGTGACTGGTAATTTAACGGGTGATTCTTTTGGTAATCACACAGGTGCCGTAACCGGTGATGTGACAGGTAATGTAACTGGCACAGCGGCTACAATTACAACAACATTAGATATAGCCTATGGTGGTACAGGCGCAACCAGTTCAACATCAGCACTAGACAATCTTCTACCTGGTGGCGAGGCTTCGGGATATGTCCTTAAAACCGGTGGTGCTGGTTCATATTATTGGGGTTCTGCTAATGTAACATCATCTAATACATCGGTTGGTTCAATAGTAAATTCAACCAGAATCATAACAACAGCTACTGCTTCTCAAACCGTATTCACCACTCCAACTTATACACAAGGCGCTAACCAATTAAGAGTTTACATCAACGGTGTGAGACAATTTCCAAGTGCTTATACAGAAACAAGTAATACATCATTTACTTTAAGTACAGGTGTTGCATCGGGAAGTGTTGTTTTAGCTGAAGTTGATGGTTATATTGATTATACTGTTAATGCTACCGATGTCATATTTTCACCGACAAGTGATGTAACAGCAAATAATGTTCAAGATGCTATTGCAGAGGTTGGTTCAGACTTAACTAACCTAGTTGTTCAAACATCTGGAATTGCGGATGCTAATGTTACAACAGCTAAACTTGCTGATTCTGCTGTTACAACAGCTAAAATTGGTGATGGTGAGGTTACTGTCGCAAAAATATCAGCAACGGGCACCGCTTCATCTGGTACATTTTTAAGAGGTGATGGTGCTTGGCAAGCTGCTGGTGGTTTTTCCAATATGGAAGTGTTTACATCTCCAGGAACATGGACCAATCCAGGCCAAGTTACAAAGGTTAAAGTCACTGTTGTGGGTGGTGGTAGTGGATATTTTGTTCAACCAGGCAGTTGGCCCGTGGGAACTCAAACAACAACACCCGGTGGTACATCTTCTTTCGGTTCTTATTGTTCCGCTACTGGAGGCACAGGTTGGAGCACAACCACACCTGCCACAGCTGTCATATCAATTGCTCCTGGTGGAGGTTTAGGTGGTGCTGGTACAGGTGGTGATTTAAATATTCCGGGTACTCAATGGTTTGATTCATCAGGTAGTTTAAGTAATGTTCCTCGTGGCGCACCGCAACCTAGCGGTCCTCAAGATTTTAGTCGAGGCGGCGATACTTACATAGGAAGAGGTGCCTCTTCAACTTCAAATGCTGTGTATGGTGGCGGAGGTTGGACAGATGCCAGCGTATCTAATACTGGTGGTGGTTTTGGTGGTGCTGGTGGTGGAACAGCCATTGAAGTTATGGCAATACCAACATCGCCGGTTCCAATAACTGTTGGCTCAGCTGGTCCAAATCTAACAAGTCCCAATGCCTCAGGTAGAGGTGGTGCCGCTGGTGTAGTAATAGTAGAATATTAAGGATATTTAAATGGCAAATACAAAGATTAATTCTGAGCAAATAGAAACCAGTGCAATTACAACAGACAAACTTGCACCAGGTCAAGTCACCTCAGCTAAATTAGGTCCAAATGCTGTAACTGCACCAAATATAGGTCCAGGCGCTGTAACTTTTCCAAAAATATCAGCAACAGGCACAGCATCATCTAGCACATATTTAAGAGGTGATGGTTCATGGGCATCAGCAAAACCATCATATGCAAGAGAGCGTGAAGTTTTTTGGAATCCAGGAACATGGACAAAACCATCTACTACAAGTTCAGTTAATGTTTTGGTTGTTGGTGGTGGAGGTTCAAATGGTGTTCAACCCGGTCAAGGTACAGGAAACTCAGGCGCCGCTTCATCATTTGGTTCTTTTGTAACTGCCAACGGTGGTGTTGCTGGTTCACATCAGTCAAATTCACCACAAAACCACGGTTTACCAGGAACCAGTACCTATAATTCTGGTACGGCTACAGTGATTGGCAAAAGCGTTCACAATTTGCCAGGTGGTGCTTTTCCGGGTTATGGTCAAAACAGTATTGATCCAGCTATACCACAAATAAATTCTAACACACCCGTAGCTTATGGTAATTTAAGCGGTGGCGGCACACCTTTTGAACAAATTCAGTTTTGGGCTGAAGGAAGTTTTGCGGCTGGCATATACACAGGCCCAACACTAAATTATGTAAAAGTTAAAACCAACGCAAACTTACCAATCATAGCCTACGGTGCAGCTGCTAGAAGAGATGATGGAACAGGCACATATGGCAATCCAAGTTACTCAGGCAATGCTGGCGGTGCAGGTGGTTGGGCTGAAGTTCAATCAATTCCTGTTTCAGGTCCGGTATCCGTAACCATTGGTGCTGGTGGTACAGCGCATCCAAATGGTGATAGTCACCATGGTATGAATGGTATAGTTATTGTAGAATATTAAGGATATTATAAATGGCAAAAAAAGCATTAATTAGTTACATTGAACCTAGAGGTGTTTATGGGTTTC